TTGAAGATTCCGGCAGAATCGCAATACACCGCCTCATGCAATGGCTGCAATGACCCATCCCAGTCAGCAGACATGCGCTCGATATATCGCTTCGTCCCACCATCTATCGTCCGCTTGACAATCATCCATAGCTGATCATACGTCCCTTCCGGAGAGGGGATGACAGCGACAGACTCGACAATTCCATTGCCGCCTATCTGGTGCGGATGCCAGCCAAGCACGTTTTGCTCGATCATGTACGTGAACCCGCGCAACGACCCATCATTGCAGCACACCCAGATGATTGAACTGGGCTCAAGTGCAAATTTCATCTGCACCACTTGCCCGTTCAAAATGTGCCCTGACAGTACCATCAGGTCCGTGGCTTGGTATCCCTCCTCACTGAAGGTATATCGGACATCGCGCAGCTTCCGGCCAGAATAGATAGAGAACAGTAGTGAACCGCCAATCTTTACGGGCGGAACTTGCCGACTGCTGTATTTTTCCTCTTCCTCTGCTTTGATGTTTCCGGGCCCGAAGACCTCGGCCGGTGTCACTTCACGAATCGCGAACATTTGACGCCTGGTCCCGATCAATAACGCATCATCTGCAGCCATCCACACGCCAGCATTCGATTCACTGCTGCCGATGGTGATATTGAAAGCTGAGTCTGGCAGCGTTTCCGCACCATCCCGACTGGCGAAACTCTCGAAGTCCCCCGCGACGGACCCCCAGACTTGCTGCCCACGGTTGAAGCACAGCCTCTCACGGAAGATTTTTACAAGCCCCGGATACCCGACATCAGACCTCCATGCGGCCTTGGCCCATCGGTTTGACGCATTCGGAGCGCCGACCGCCTGAGATGGAATTCGTGAGATAACGTCGGCTGTGGCAGTCGTGCCGCCAACTGCAGTGATCCTTGCGACACCATATCCGCTGTGCAAATAATCCCATTGCACGCCAACGCCAGCGACATTAGCGCCGTCATACTTCGAACCGATCCTGTGTGTGGGTTTGACCGTGCCGGTTGTCGCTGCATTCAGGGCCTTGTAAACATTGGAGTCACTGCGCTTCTCGTCATTGAGTAACACGGCCTTGCCAACTTCCCAGACCGGATAACCGTCAGCTTTCTTCTGCTCCAACAGAAACAGCGTGCCGACCATAGGCGCGTCGAATATTGACGTGGACGCGGTTAGCGTGATGCCCGTCCCTGTCGCGGCGGACGCATAGACCGTCACAACCTGATCTGGGTCAACGTCTTCAAAAGGGCCATCAGTGACAGATGCCGGGTTGATAATCCAATCATCCGAACCACGCCTGATCAACTTTTGCGGGTAGTGTGACGGGTGCGTGATAAACATCGAATCACCCGTCTGCTCGAAGTCCAACGCAAACAGCCCCTCTTCCGTCGACAGGTTGGCCAGTGTATACGGCGAAGGAATTTCATAAATGGCGTCAGGATGCAACCCCTCCATCGGGTGCCAATATGTAGCGTTTGGCGGCGCGTTAGCTCCGCTGCTAACGTGGTCAACCTTGCAATAATACACATCATCAGGAGGGGGCACGTCATGGATCACATCCCCCTTAGCGTAGCTTGTCGCCGTCAACCAAGGGGGCGGGTTAGCGTCAACAAGAACACGTCCATTATCCGTGATAAATCGGATGTACCCATCGCCGAACTCTAGAATGTAACTTTCTGTTGCGGAGTAGATAAACTCGACAAGCCATGTTTTGTCGGCGCTGTCTTTCACCTCCCCCACATAGATTGTCCCGTCTCTGCGCTTCGCCGGCCCCTCTGGCAAGGGCTTGAAATTCATCAGCGCATGGCAACCATTTCCATACTTTGCCATGTCCACGCGCGCAGCCCATAGCGGGGACAACTCGCCTGCGTTGAAGGATGTTTGTGCTGGAGCGAATAGGTTTGGCATACTAACCAGTCTTTGTAATGACGACGTTCAAATGTTTGACCGTGATATTGGTGGTCGCCGTATCATTCGCAATGAAAATCTCAGTATGGTCTGTCGGGGCCAATTCAAGCAATGTATGCAATGCAATGTTTCCAGCCTCCCCAGAACCCGTGGTCTCGAATTCTGTTTCTGATGGCGCAATCGTCACACCGTTTTTTGCAAATCTGGCCCTAACAACTTGATTGTTTCCTGAGAATACCGACATCGTTGCACCAATCCTGAAGATGCTTGGAAACGCTCCGATATACGTCGCGCGGTTCGGAACAGAGACATCGAATTTCTGAACTCCAGGAACCCCAGTGGTGGTGCCTAAGGCCTTGTAAAACGTGCCAGTCGCCGCAATTGGCGTAGGGGTTGCATTGGCCGTCATGTAATACTGGCACACCGTGCTGCTGTTAGTGATGCCAAAACAGCTGGTAAACAGGGCCTTGTTAGATGTGTAATCAACACCCGCAATCGGCGCGCCGGGCCCGCCAAAGCTGATTCCGTCCAGTATGTATGCCTCATCAGGGATGACCGCCGACAGGCTAACGTTGATTCCCGTCCCGGTCGCGGGCGTAACAAATGCGCTATTTGTCAGGCGAAATCTGCGCGTGAATGTGGCCGTGCTCGGGATGACGATAGCTGTCTTCCCCGGCAACCCTCTAATCAATGACTGAGCAAAACTGACACTGCCCATAGTCCCATCGTATGTCAACTCTGCGCTATCGGTCAGGCCGCTATCAGTCATTGCCGCTATGCTATAGCCTTTGATGAGCCCAACGACCGGGCAGTTCAGGAAGTTGACGGCGTACCAATCCAGTATTCCACCAGGGTTCGCGGTCGCGTCCAGTGCCAGCGCCGTGCCCGATGTGATCGTCAGAAATCGCAAGGCTAGCGTATGGTTTGATGTAATCAACGGCACTGAAGCAGATAGCCCAGTAGACGTCAGGCTGCAATTTTCATAATTTAAGCCAATAATTGCAGAGTCCTGCCCTACAACAAGCCGGCTACCAAGGATGTCAATATCGCCTATGAGTAAATAGGTTACCTTTGCCGGTATAGTGATAACCCCGCCAATGGTAGGCGGCAGATCAGCCGGCCCGTATACGGGGAAAAAATTCGCCGTATCTGTGTAGTTTGATTGCCTGCCTATCAGCTGGTCCTGAGTCGCTTGCTCTTTCGCCAACTGCCGCAGCCGTACGCTGAGCCTTGACATTATCTAAGCCTCGATATAACCCATGAATCATCAGTGATTCGTTGTGACGGCTGTTCCAGCGCGTTCGCGCGCTTCGCCTCTGCAATCGCAATCATGTAATCGCCCTGCAGGGCTTGCCGCTTCCCGCTTGATCCGGTAATCGTCTCGCAGGATTCCAATGCCAGCTTGCACGCGAACGCCTCACAGAAACATGCATCCCATTGATCTGTGCTCTCAATGCGCGCGATGTATCGAAGATTCAGAACGCCAGACTCTTCAAGCACCACATCATCTGTCATGATCTTCTGACCCTCAATCGAATAGGGTCCGTATGACTTGCCAGAGTAATCGGTGATGTCCGGGCCTATGTCATAGTTAGCTATCGTAATCAGACGCAGGTGGTCCGCCGGAAGAGAGTATGCAAGAGAATATCCGTGCGCAGGCGGGTCAACATCAGCGGATAGGGCTACTCGCTTGATCGAGTACGTCCAACGACGTTTGCGCAACTCCGTATCTCTGAGTGTGTCCCATAACGCAAGCAAGGTCTGTGCCGGCTTCGTCGCGTCTGTTATCGACAGAATGCGCGGCGACCCAAGCTTAATCAAGGCAAGATTGCAGATGTCGACCTGTGCGGCCATCAGATGATTACCTCACGCAATGATACGTCGTCTATCGAATAGATAGCCGACGAGTTCGGGGCGATGAACGAAAGCTCAGTAGCGGCAGACGCTAATGTTGCGTAAGCAATATACGTCCCGTCTGCGATTGCTGACGTGAACGTGGTGCCGGTCGTTCCGCCATTCGTCAGCCTAACCTGCGCGGACCCTCCGACGTAGCCAGATACGGTGAATACGACGCGGTACATTGTCCCGGTTGTCAGCGGCAATGATTGAT